AGGACATCCTCTTGACCTCACCACGGATGTCGTGGATCGACGAGTGCATGTTCAGACGCTCGATGGAACGAATCCCCTTCTTCTCCAGGCGAGTGATCTTATTCAATAGGTCAGCCTTTTCGTCATCGATGGACTTGTACCCAGGAGAAGGCGCTTCGTCATCATAGCCTCCCTCGAGACCAACGCCACCTCCATAGTCATCAAACGCCTCACCATGATCTTCCGGCTCTTCCTGTGGCGGCGGAGGACGTGCCGAAGGCGTCTGCTTCCCGTGGTTGGCAAATGCCATGAATGAGGACACAGGTGCCTCAATGGGGCGGTCATTCATGCTCGGGTTGTTCGTTCGCTTGCGCTTCGTGGCATCCAGGACGACACCATTGAAAAGATCCTGCTCCTCATTGTCCAGGTCGACCATGATCTCGCTATTATTATCAAGTTCAATCTCGAAATCCTCCATGTCTTCTGGTGTCAGTCTATAAACTTATAGTCAAGTCTTTAACGCAGAAAAAAATCAAATGTCTTAGTAAAGAAGTATGATCAGTAATCAGTTGGCCCTCGTCCTTGTGATTGCCATTGTGGTGCTCATGTACGTCAAGTGCTTCATGGGTATGAAGAAGAGTGGGTACAGGTTGTCCCCGGAGCCGGTGGAGGTTGAGCCCATGATCAGCGGCGATGCCATCACCAAGTTGCCTTACACGCTGGAGTGTGTGCCCGGCCCAGGCAAGGATGCCGCCTACTACACCAAGGACCTGACCCCGGGTGGGTTCTGTGGTGACCAGGCGCTCGTCAGGGATGCCATGTCCTACAAGATCCTCAGCGGTGTCGGGGGATCTCTCCTTGAGAAGTAAATTAAAGAAAAGAAAACAAAGGTAAGTACGAAAAAACAATGTCTACCGAGGATGTGATGAAGGAGCTCGCTGAGATGCGCAAGGAGATCAAGAGTCTCACCAAGTTGGTCCGCAAGATCGCCAAGGTTCAGGATGATCCTGATGGGTCCAAGGCTAAGGAGCGTGCCGCCAACACCGGGTTCAACAAGCCCAGCAAGGTCACCAAGGATCTGACCGACTTCATGGGTCTCGCTGAGGGCACTGAGGTGTCCCGCACGGACGTGACCCGTTTCGTTAAGCAGTATGTCAAGGACAAGGGTCTGTCTCACCCAGAGGATGGACGAAAGATTATTCAGGATGAGCAACTGAAGAAGCTCCTGCAAACACCACAGGGAGAGACCCTCTCTTATATGACCTTGCAGAAGCACATCTCCAAGCACTTCATCAAGGCTTAAACAAAAAACGCACCTTACTTTTAGAAAATGATATCCACTCAGGAGGTTGAAGCCATCATCGGTACGAACGTCAAAAACATCGATGTGTACCGAAAGGCTTTCAAGCATAAATCTTCTGTTCAACACGATGGCGTCGAAGGTTCCTACGAAACGTTGGAATTTATGGGCGACTCCGTGTTGGGCTTTATTGTCACCAAGTACTTGTTCGATAGGTACGAGAATCTGCAGGAGGGATTTCTAACTCGTGCGAGAACAAAGATTGTCTGTGGAAAGACGCTGGCGGACGTTTCTGCCAAACTGGGATTTCACAACTGGGTTCAGATGGATGAAAAGGGAATGAGAAATGGATGGAACAACAATCCAAAGATTCTTGAAGATGTCTTTGAAGCATTCGTGGGTGCCATCTACTTGGATCTTGGAATGATCGAAGCCAAGAAGTTCGTCCTGGGCGTCCTGGATAACCCAGATCTCATCCGCTTGGATAGGCTGATGGTGGATGACAACTACAAGGACATCCTGATGCGTGTCTGTCAGTCTCAGAAGTGGGATCTGCCTGAATATCGTCAACTGGATCATGTGGATGCCACCAAGTTCAGGGTGGGTGTCTACGTCCAGGGACATCAGTGGGGGACCGGAAAGGGATCCACCAAGAAGGAAGCCGAACAGGCTGGAGCCTACTTCACCTTGAAGCGACTCGAGGAGAAACTTGAAAAGAGACTGGTTCCATCCAAGCGACCCAATGCTATGATTAAAAATGTCCACAGAAAGTAATAATGAAGGTCGCCCTTATCAATCCTATTTCCAAGACAGTCAATGAATTGTGCACTGGTCACGAGGTTCGTGCTTGGGGTCGCAAGTCGGGTAATGTGATCGTGGATGTCCCGACTGGATTCCCAGTGAAGTCCATCTCTGACGTGAAGGCTTTCGGTCCAGATGTGGTTGTTGTGGAGAAGCGCGGGAATGGCGTTTTCAGGGAGTTTGCCAAGAACTTTGACAAGGTCGTGGATGTCGAGGGTCTTCGTTTGATTCTTTCTGCGGTCCCCGAGCCCGTGGTGGTCAAGGAGGAGCCGATCCCCGAGCCCGTTGTGGTCAAGAAGGAGCCTGTCCCCGAGCCCGTGGTGGTCAAGAAGGAGCCTGTGCCCGAGCCGGTCCCCGAGCCGGAGGTCGTCGAGGTTGCAGCGGCTGCCGTCTCCGAAGTTGAAGAAGTTATTCAGGTTGAGGAGCCCAAGCCTAAGAAGTCATCATCTTCACGAAAGAAGAAGAGCCCTACCAAGTCCTCCACTTAAACATTAGAGCCCTATGCTAAATAGTATGCATCCACAAGCGGAGAAGTTTTTCAACAAGACTTATCCTGAACAACGTTCCGATGCGTGGTTCAAGATGAGGGGCACGATGCTCACGGCATCCGATGCCGGCACGGCGATAGGTGTGAATCCCTACGAAAAGCCAGAGAAGTTGATTCTGAAAAAGTGTGGAGTCAGCGAGCCATTCAATGATTGGGCGACTAAGCACGGACAAAAGTACGAAGATGAAGCCCGACAGATATACGAAGAACGCCACAATCAAAAGGTATTTGAGATTGGTCTTGAACCTCACCACACCCTAGACTGGATAGGTGGATCTCCCGATGGCATCACATATAGCGGACGACTTTTGGAAATCAAGTGCCCGAGGTCACGAGCCATTGGAGACGGAACGCCACCTGAGTACTACTATGCACAAGTTCAGGTGCTCATGGAATGCC